CCCACGAAAAACCGGGCGCGGGGGCGAGAGGGGGGTGTGAAATGAGCCGAAAAGACGATGAAATGGAAAAATCCAAACAGATTAAGCGTGAGTTGACGCGGATGAAGAAAATGTTCGGAAATCTGCCCGAAAATGAGCAGAAATTTATCGAACCGATGCTTCAAAACGCGGCGTTTATGAGGGTGATCCTGGAGGATCTGCAGGAAGCCATCGCCGAGGCCGGGTGCGTGGAGGAGTACACCAACGGGGAGAACCAGGGCGGGAAGAAAATGAGCGCCGAGCTCTCCGCGTACAACTCCACCGTCCGAAATTACAACACCGTCATGGTCAAGCTGATCGAGCGGCTGCCGAAAGAGGAGAAGAAGTCGGCCATGCTCCAGATGATGGAGAAATACGGATGAGCCCGAGAGAAAATGCCATCTATGCCTATTACCAGCAGATCCAGGAGGGCACCGTCCTGGTGGGGCGCTGGGTGCGGACGGTGTATGAGATCATCGTGCACGGCATCGAGGAGAAGCGCTGGCGCTTCGATCAGAAGAAGGCCCGGCGCGCCATCGACTTCATCGAGACCTTCTGCCGGCACCATGAGGGCAGGCTTGCCCCAGGAAAGATCAAGCTGGAGCTGTGGCAAAAGGCGTTGATCTCTGTGATCTTCGGGATCCTCGACAAGGACGGGAACCGCCAGTTTCGTGAGGTGCTGGTGGTGATGGGTCGGAAGAACGGCAAGACCCTGCTGGCAGCAGCCATCAACGCCTATATGCTCTACTTCGACCGGGAATATGGCGCCCGGCTGTACATGTGCGCCCCGAAGCTGGGACAGGCGAAGCTGTGCTTTGACGCCCTGGTGCAGATGGTCCAGACGGAGCCCGAGATGAACGAGCTGACCGAAAAAAGACGGTTCGACATCTACGTGCCAGGGACCAACAGCAGCGCCATGCCGCTGGCCTTCGCGGCAAAGCGTTCGGACGGTCTGAACCCGTCGGCGGTCACCTGCGACGAGGTGAGCAGCTGGCCCGGGGACCAGGGCCTGAAGCAGTACGAGGTCCTGCGGTCGGCCTTCGGCGCGCGGGAGCAGTGGCTGCTGCTCTCGATCAGCACCGCCGGATACGTGAACGAGGGGATCTATGACGAACTGGTCAAAAGGTCCACTCGTTTTTTGTTGGGCGATTCTCAGGAGACGCGGCTCCTGCCAGTGCTGTACATGATCGACGATGTGGAGAAGTGGTCCGACATCAACGAGCTCAGGAAGGCCAACCCGAATCTGGGCGTGAGCATCTCGGTGGATTATCTCCTGGAGGAAATCAGGATCGCGGAGGGGAGCCTCAGCAAAAAGTCCGAATTCCTGACGAAGTACTGCAACATCAAGCAGAACAGCAGCCAGGCCTGGCTGAGCACAGCGGTGGTGCAGAAGGCCCGCGGGGAGCATTTCTGCCTGGAGGATTTCAGAAACTGCTATGCCCTGGTCGGCATCGACCTGTCCATGAGCACCGACTTGACCAGCGCGGTCTGCCTGATCGAGCGGAACGACAGGATCCACGTCTTCGGGAAATTCTGGCTGCCGTCCAGCAAGATCGACGAGGCCACGGCCCGGGACAATCTGCCCTACAGACAGTACATCACCAGAGGCCTGCTCTCCGAGTCCGGGGAGAACTACGTGGATTATCAGGACTGCTTCAAGTGGTGCGTGGACCTGATCGAGCGGTATCAAATCTATCCGCTCTGGGTCGGCTACGACAAATACTGCGCGCAGCCTTTGGTCCAGCAGCTGAGCGGATACGGGTTCCATTGCGATTCGGTCGTCCAGGGCGAGAACCTGACCGGGATCATCAACACCACCGAGGGCATGCTGAAGGACGGCGTCTTTGACATTGGGGACAACGACCTGATGGCGGTGCACTTTCTGGACGCAGCCCTGAAGTGCAACGCCGAGAACGGGCGGAAGAAGCTGATCAAGATGAGCGCCAACGCCCACGTGGACGGCATGGCCGCTCTGCTGGACGCGATGTGTATGCGTATGGTGCACTATGACGAAATCGGCGCGCAGCTGAAGAACGCGGGGTGAAACGATGGGACTTTTTGAGAAGATTTTTAAAAAGCCGGCGGCTCCGAATCAGAGCGCCGGCAGCGCCGGCCGTTTTGAGACCCTGACGGCCTATTCCCCGGTCTTCACAAGCTGGAGCGGGGAGATCTACGAATCGGAGCTGGTGCGCAGCGCCATCGACGCCAGGGCGCGGCACGTGTCGAAGCTTGAGGTGGACCTGACCGGGACCGCCCGGCCAAAGCTGCGAACCAGGCTGAAGCAGGGCCCCAACGACTGGCAGACCTGGAGTCAATTCTTGTATCGTCTGTCCACCATCCTGGACATGCAGAACACCGCCTTCATCGTGCCGGTGCTTGGAGAGTACGGGGAGATCACCGGGATCTTTCCGGCGCTGCCGAGTCGGTGCGAGGTGATCCAGTTCAAGGGGGAGCCCTGGCTGCGGTACACCTTCGCGGACGGCCAGAAGGCAGCCATCGGCTTGAACGAGTGCGGGGTGATGACCCGGCACCAGTATCGGGACGACTTTTTCGGGGAATCCAACCGGGCCCTCACCGACACCATGAAGCTGATAGACATGCAGAGCCAGGGGATCACCGAGGCGGTCAAGAACTCGAATACCTTCCGGTTCATGGCGCGGGTGAACAACTTTCTGAACCCCACCGACCTGGCCAAGGAGCGGGAGCGCTTCAACCGGGAGAACCTCCAGAGCGAGGGCGGCGGGCTGCTGCTGTTCCCGAACACGTACACGGACATCAAGCAGATCGAGTCCAAGCCCTACGTGGTGGACGCGGGACAGCTCCAGCTGATCCGCACGAACGTTTATAACTATTACGGCGTCAATGAGGACATCCTCCAGAACAAGGCGGACGGGGACCTGATGGACGCCTTTTTCGACGGCGCCATCGAGCCCTTCTCCATCCAGCTTTCCGACGTGCTGACCCGGATGCTGTTCACCCCGCTGGAGCGCGGGAACGGGAACCGGGCCATGGTCACGGCCAACCGTCTGCAGTACATGAAGACCTCGGCCAAGATATCCATGGCCCAGCAGCTGGGGGACCGGGGCATGATCACCATAGACGAGGCCAGGGCGCTGTTCAATTATCCGCCGCTGCCTGACGGAAAGGGGCAGCGCGCGCCGATCCGCGGGGAGTACTACTTCGGGGATGAGGAAAACGAGGAGGGAAACACCGATGAATGAGAAGTTCTGCCGGAATTACGAATTCGAACTCCGGGCCGAAAATGACGAGCGGCACGGAGATCACCTGACCGGGCGGGCCATCGTGTACGACACGCCGACCGACATCGGCGGCATGTTCCGGGAGATCATCGACCGGGGCGCCCTGGATGAGACCGACCTTCGGGACGTGCGGCTGCTGGTGAACCACAACACCGACATGGTGCCCCTGGCCCGGTCCAGGAACAACAACGCCAACAGCACGATGCAGCTTTCCGTGGACGAGGGCGGCCTGTCGATCCGGGCCGACCTGGACACGGCAAACAACGCGGACGCGCGGGCCCTGTATTCCGCGGCGGGCCGCGGGGACATCAGCGGGATGTCCTTCATGTTCTCTGTGAATGGTGAGAGGTGGGAGGATCTCGAGACGGATTATCCCACCCGCCATATACAAAGCATCGGGAAGGTCTTCGAGGTCTCGGCGGTGACCTTCCCGGCTTATGAAAGCACCAGTCTTCAGGCACGTGACACCCAGGCGCTGGAGAGCGCCCGGGAAGCGCTGGAGAGCGCCAAGCGGCAGGAAGCCCTGGAAGAAAAACGAGCGGCCCTTCAGGAGCGGCTGCGGAAGGAGATGGAAGCATGACCATTGACGAGATCAAAGCCGCCGGCATCGAGGAGCTGGAACAGCGTCTGGGTGCCGTCAGCGAAGAGCTGAGAACAGCGGACGAGGCAGGCCTGACTGCTCTGGAGGCGGAACTGGACGCCCTGACCGCCCGCAAGGCCGAACTGAAGGCCGAAGCAGAACGCCGCGCCGAAGAAGCGCGGGAGGTTTCCGCCGGATCCGGGAAGGAGATCCGGACGTTTGAAGAGGAGGATAAGAAAATGAGCTATGAAGTGAACACCCCCGAATACCGCACCGCCTGGCTGAAGAGCCTTCAGCACAACGCCCTGACCGAGGAAGAGCGCGCCGCGCTGGTGCATGGCGATTACGCCATCCCCACCGAGACCCTGAACAAGGTCTACGGAAAGATGGAGCTGTATCCCCTGCTGAACGCCATTGACGTGATGCATGTTCCGGGATATGTGAATTTCCCCGTTGAGAAGGTCACCAATCCCGCCAACGTGGTCGCCATGGGCACCGCCGCGAACGACAGCGCCGACGAGCTGGCCCAGGTGAGCCTGAACGCCTACAAGATCATCAAGACCCTGGAGATCACCGCGGACGTGGCGGCCATGGCCATCCCCGCCTTCGAAAGCTGGCTTGTGGACCGCCTGGCGAACAAGATCTTCCGCAAGGTGACCAACCTGGTCGCCGCCGGCACCGGCACCAACCAGCCCACCGGCCTGAATACCATTTCCGCCACCGGGAACACCTATACCGCCGCCGGCATCACCTACGCGGACGTGCTGGCCATCATCGCCAAGCTTCCAAGCGAATATCTGCCCGGCGCTTCCTTCGTGGTGAGCCGCGCGACCTTCTTCCAGGGCATCCTGGGCATCAAGACCACGGACGGCCAGCCCATCGTGGTGGCGGACCGTCAGGCCCCGGCCAAGTACAACGTGCTGGGCTTCCCGGTCATCATCGAGGATGACCTGGGGGACGACATCGTCTTTGGCGACCTGAAGGAAGGTTATGTCTTCAATTTCGGCAAGGACGTGACCGTGGAACGGGACGAGTCCGTGGGCTTCCGCACCGGTTCCGTTGTCTTCCGCGGCATGGCGCTGGGTGACGGCAAGCCCACCGGCGTCGGCCTGGTGCGCTTCACCAAGGCGTCCTGATGAGGAGGTGAACCCGGCAGATGCTTGAGGAAGCCAGGGTGGCCCTGAGGATCACCGTGACGGACTTCGACACGGAGATCCAGGGCCTGATCGACGCAGCCAAGGCGGACCTCGGCATCGCCGGGGTCCTTCTTGACGACACCACCGACCCGCTAATCAAGCGGGCGGTGATCACCTACGTCCGCTGCCACTTCGGCAGCCCGGACGATTACGACCGATTGAAAAGCGCCTACGACGAGCAGAAGGCGCAGCTCCAGATGGCCACGGGGTACACCGACTGGGGGGATGAGGCGTGAAAAGACACACGGTCCTCTATCTGATCCAGGAGGACCCCGAGGCCCACGGCGTCCTGGCGGAGCATGAGCGTTTCGAGCGCAAGGTGTTCGCCGTCATGCGGTCCGTGGGCATGCGGGAGACCTATGAGGCCATGGGCCACGGCATCCTGCCGGAGAGGGTCTTCGACCTGGCCGCCCCGGAGGAATACCGGGACGAGAAATGGCTGCGCTGGGAAGGGAAGCTGTACCGCATCGTGCGCACCTACATCAACGGGGAGACGATCTCCCTGACCTGCGAGAGGGGGAACGAGCGTGACCTACGGTGAAGTCTTCGAGGCGCTGAAGGCGCTCGGCATCCCCATCGCCAAGGTGGCCTGGGACAGCCCGCCGGACCGCTCGGATTACATGGTCACCCGCATCGGCGGCCAGGAGCGGGCGCTTTGGGCAGACAACCGGATGGAGGAGCAGGAGCTTTTCTGCACGGTAGATCTGTACGTGCGCTGCACCGAGGGGGCCGACGAGGCCCAGCGGGTGCAGCGGTGCCTGAATTCGCTGGGCATCCGCTGGGAGCTTTCCAGCATCCAGTGGGAGGACGACACCATGCTGAACCACTGGGAGTGGACCTTCTACGTGGGGGGGCTGCTGTAATGGCCAAGGCGCTGAGCTGTGAGCTGATCGGCCTGGACGAGCTCCAGAAGAAGCTGGAAGGCCTGGGGGAAAACACCAACGCGATCCTGAGCAAGGCATTGTTCGCCGGCGCGGATGTCATGTATGAGGGACTCAAAAAGTCCATTCAGGCTTTGCCTGAGGATTCCGGTTACAAGAACATCAAGCGGGGCGACAGCCCGAGGAACGTGGTCAGCCCGGAAGATAAACAGGACATGGTCACCCATCTGGGTATCAGTCGATTTATCAAAACGGCTGGCGGCATGTACACCCGGGTGAGCTTTAACGGCTATGGGACAATCAAGACGAAAAAGTTCCCCAACGGGCGGCCCGTCGTGCTGATCGCGCGGTCAATCAACAGCGGCAGCTCGGTCCGCATGAAGCACCCCTTCATGAAACCGACCATCAACCAATACAAGCAGGCGGCCAATGACGCCATGAGGAAGGCCGTCGAGGAAGAAATGAAGAAGACAGGAGGCTGACAACAATGGCTGTTATTGGACTCAGTAAACCGTATTATTCCACCTACAGCGCCAGCGCCGGCGCGGTGACCTACGGGACCCCCGCGGTCCTGGCCAAGGCCTGCGAGGTGGCCATCGAACTGGACGAGGCGGACGCCGTGATCCTGTACGCGGACAACGGCCCCGCCGAGGTTGCGAACGGCTTTTCCGGCGGCACGATGACCCTGACCATCGACGAGCTGAGCCTGGAGAGCGCCGCCGCCATCCTGGGCCTGACCGCCGGCAGCAGCACCACCCCCGCCGGCACCACCCTGACCTTCGGCGGCACCGCGGCCGCGCCCTATCTGGGCTTCGGCGTGGTGGTCAAGAAGCAGATCAACAACGCCATCAAATGGCTGGCCGTCATCCTGCATAAGGTGCAGTTCCAGACCCCGGGCATCAACGCGGTGACCCAGGGCGAGACGGTGGAGTTCCAGACCCCTGAGCTGACCGCCACCATCCTGCGGGACGATACCGAGGACGCCAAGTGGTGCACCCAGGGCCAGTTCGAAACCGAAGCGGACGCCGTGGCCTTCGTCACCAAGACGCTGGGAGGGAATTAACAAGCCATGAGGACGGGGAAGTTTGAGTTTTACGGTAAGACCTACCTGCTGACCTTCTCCGCGCGGGTCTCCGCCGCCCTGGAGGCGGACGGGATCCGTCTGGAGGAGCTGCAGCACAGCGCGACGCCCGTGACCACCATCCTGAAGCTGCTCTGCTACATGATCGACGCCGGGGACCGGTACGCCAAGATGAACGGCATCGAGAACCCGGGCGTGGTCACCATGGACCAGCTGATGGACGGCATGGACCTGGTGGATCTCCAGCAGAAGGTTCCGCGGATCCTGGCCGAGGTCGTGGCCGGTGAGCGCCACGTGGAGGCCGAAGCACCAAAAAACGCAGGCGCTCCGTCCTGAGTGCCGCCCAGGCGGAGAGCATCACAACAGAGTGGCTGATCTGGTACGGGCTGAGGCTGGGACTGTCGATGGATGAGACATTGACAGTCCCCCTCAGCCTTCTCCTCGACCTGATCGCGGTGGACCAGATCAAAACCGAGGGATTCAAACAGAAGAAGACCCAGGCCCAGAACGATAAAGAGCTGCAGATGATCCTGAGCCTGAAATGACCGGAGGAGGTGAGTAGATGGCCGACAGCGATGTGGGCATCAAGCTTGTAGCGGAGGACGCATCGTTCAAAACGGCGATGACCAACGCCAACCAGCTGATCAAACAAATGGCCCAGGAATGCAAAGAGGCCGCCTCCGGGGTTGGCGATCTGGGAAGCAAGCAGGAATCCTATTCCAATCTTCTGGAAGCCCAGAAGCAGAAGCTGGAGCTGCTGAATCAGGCGCATACTACCGCCGCCGAAAAGCTGAGGGCCCTTGCTGAAGCCTATGAGAAGGCCAAGGAATCAGGGGACCCGGAGTCTATCAGCAAAGCAGCGGACGCCTATACCAGGCAGAGCACCGAGGTTTCCAAGTTGGAAACCGAGATGAGCAAATGCCGGGAGGCCATTAACGGGACTACACAGGAACTCGACAAGATCGGCCAGGAGATGACCGAGGCCGACAACGCCACGGAGGACTTCGACCAATCTTTGGACGACCTGAGCCAGAGTGCGGAACAATCCGGGAACGGATTCAACGCCATGACGGCTGCACTTGGCAACCTGATTGCCGAAGGAATCCAAAGAGCAGCTGACGCAATCAAGGATTTCGTCAGCGAGACGATCAATGTCGGCAAGGAATTCGACGCCTCTATGTCCCAGGTCTCCGCGACTTCCGGCGCAGCGGGTGACGATCTTCAGGCCCTTCGGGACAAGGCCAAGGAGATGGGGGAAGGCACCAAGTTTTCCGCCACCGAAGCGGCGGAGGCTTTTAACTACATGGCCATGGCCGGCTGGGATACGCAGCAGATGCTGGGAGGCATCGAAGGCGTTCTGCATCTGGCCGCCGCCGGCAATACTGACCTGGCAACGACCTCCGACATCGTGACGGACGCGCTGACAGCTTTCGGCGAATCTGCTGATCAGGCAGGCCGCCTGGCCGACATCATGGCGGCCGCTGCGTCCAGCGCGAACACGAACGTGGCGATGATGGGCGAAACCTTCAAATACGCGGCACCGGTTGCCGGCACTTTGGGCTACAGCATGGAGGATATCGCTGTGGCGATCGGTCTGATGGCCAACGCAGGCATCAAAGGCAGCCAGGCAGGAACTTCCCTTCGATCTGCATTGACGAACCTTGCGAACCCGACCACCGCCATGGAGAACAAAATGAAGGAATTGGGGCTGGCGGTTGACGAAGTAGCAACGGCCATTGACAGCGAGAAGCTGAAAGCTGCGCAGGCGAATTACGAGAAAAAGGTGCTCAGTTTGGAGCAGGCGCAGCTGAAATACAATGAGGCCGTAAAGAAATACGGCGAAAACTCCACCCAAGCCCAAACGGCTCTGATCAACGTGCAGAAGGCGACCGTGGATCTGGAGCAAGCCCAGGCAAAACTGAACAAAGAGCAGGAAGGCTCTATTGAGACCCATAACACAACCAATCAATTGCTGAAGGACGAAGAAGGGAACATGCGGTCCTTCGGGGACATCATCGCGATCCTCAGGGACAAGTTCAAGAATCTGACTGAAGAAGAACAGGCCCAGGCTGCGGCAACTTTGTTCGGCAAGGAAGCCATGTCCGGGATGCTGGGGATCATCAACGCCTCCGATGAGGATTTCAAGAAACTGCAGGAGGCGATCGATGGCAGTGCAGGGTCCGCCGAGAAGATGGCTGAGGTCATGGAAGACAATCTCGAGGGTGATCTGACAAAGCTGCACTCCAAGATCGAGAGCGTCCAGATCAATCTGTATGAAAAGTTCGAGCCGGCGCTGCGCGATGGCGTTGCCGCGCTGAGCGATCTTGTGGACGGCATAGCAGGCTTCATTGAAAAGGCCGCAGATTTTGTTAAGTGGTTGAACAGCGGCAGCACAGAAGCGGAAGCCTTGAAGACGGTTCTGATCGCTGTCGGAACCGCCATCGCTGCATTCGCCACGATCACCGGCGTGATTGCGATCATCGAAAAGCTGAAGATAGCCTTCGCGGCGTTGAATGCGACATTACTGGCAAACCCCATTGCTTTGGTCGTGGCAGCCATCGCAGGTCTTGTGGCAGCCTTCGTCACACTTTGGAATAAATCCGAGGAATTCAGGAATTTCTGGATCGGGCTGTGGGAAGCGATCAAGGGAGCTGCCCAGGCCGTTTGGGATGCCATTACCAAGTTGTTCACGGAAGCATGGGAAGGAATCAAAGAGCTTTGGAACACTGCCGGGGAATTCTTTGGAACCGTCTGGGAAGGCATCCAGGGCGCCTTTAAAGATGTGGGCAACTGGTTCTCCGAGCGCTTCAAGGAGGCGCGCAGCTGGACGGAGCAGGCCTTCCAGGACGTGGGCAACTGGTTCGCGGACCGGTACAAGGACATCCAGGGCGCCATGCAGGACGTGGGCACCTGGTTCAAGGACCGCTTCACCGAGGCCCGGGACTGGACGGAGCAGGCCTGGAAGGACATCGGCACCTGGATGGGCGACCGGAAGAAGGACGTGGAGAACGCCTGGACGGGCATCGACAAATGGATGGGCAACACCTTCGGGGACGCCTGGACGGCGGTCAAGAAGGCCTTCGAGCCCTTCGTCAACTTTTTCAAAACCATCTGGGAGAACGTCAAGCAGGTCTATTCCGCGGTCGAGTCCGTTTTCCGGGGGGACTTCGAGGGCGCGTGGAACGGCATCAAGGGCATCTGGGACAACGTGGTCAACTATTTCAAGGGCATCTGGGATGGCATCTGCAACGTGTTCTCCGGGGCCTTCAACGCTTTTTCCGACATCGGCGGGAAAATCATCGAGGGTATCAAGAACGGCGTCGGGAAGCTGTGGGAAGGCTTCACGAACTGGTTTAGCGAAAAGTTCAACGGCCTGGTGGACGGCGTCAAGGGCATCTTCGGCATCCATTCGCCCTCCACGGTCTTCGCCGGGATCGGCGGGAACATCATCAAGGGCTTCACCGCCGGCGTGGACAAAAACGCCTGGATGGTGGACCGGGCCATGGACCGCGCCTTCGGCGACCTGGACAACATCACCTACGTTCAGCCCCGGTATCTGCCCGGCAGCGCCGGCAGTCCGGCCGGGATGGACCCGGGCACGGCCATGACGGCCCAGCCCATCAATCTGCAGATCGACGGCAAGACCTTCGCGCGGCTCACGGTGCCCTACATCGACACCCAGCAGGGCCGCGCCTGGTCCCGTCAGGTGGCTCTGGGGGTGGCAGGATGATCTTCAACGGCAGGGATTTAGTCTCTTTCTGCGGGCGCGGCGTCTCCATCAACAAGGAGATCCCGCCCGCCACCATCGGCCGCTCCATCACCTCCATCGGGGGCGGGGGCGGCCGCATCATCGGGCACGTGGAGCAGGCCCCGGCCACCTACGTGGCGCGGGTGAACCTGCACGGCGCGTCCATGGCCGACGCCTGGGCGCTGAAGCGGAAACTGGCCGAATGGGCCTACACCACGGGCCTGGCGGACCTGATCCCCACCCATGACCCCTCTAAGCGGTACCGGGCCATCTGCCGGGAGATCTCCGAGCCGGAGTTCGTCTGGGGCGCGGCCACGGTGACGGTCACCTTCTTCCTGCCGGACCCGTACCTGCTGGACCTGGAGACCCGCCTTGTTTCCGGCACCGGTCAGGCCAAATTCATCAAGGCCGGCAGCGCGGACCCGCTGATGCGGATCAGCGTCACGCCCCAGGGGTCCGTAACGGACCCGGTCATCCGCCTGAACGGCGCGGTGATCTTCGGGGTGATCGGTACGGTGGGCGCGGGCGTGACCATCGTGGTGGATTTCGACCAAAAGACCCTGCTGCTGGGCGGTGTGGCCGCCAACGACCGGATCAATTTTATGGTCACCGAGTGGCATCCTGAATTCCAGGTCAACAACACCGTGACGGCGGATTCATCCTACGTGGTGGTCGAGGTGGTGGACAGATGGCTGTGATCTATCTTTTCAGCCCGCAGAAGAGCCTGGTGGCCGTCTACGAGGCGGCGGCCCTGGTGCATGACGAGACCGCCTTCGAGGTGACCTGCGAGTTCAAGACGGACCTGCAGATCACTACGGGCTTTTCGGTGGGCTTCAAGTGCGTGGACGGGCGCTTCCGCCTGTTCGAGATCGACGAGGTGGATTACCGGGACGCCGAGGGCGACCTGTACGTGACCGCCACGGACCAGGCCGTGCGGGAGCTGACCGACATCGTGGTGGAGGACCTGCGCTGCGTGGCCATGACGGCCCCCGCGGCGGTGGAGCACCTGCTGACGGCCACGTCCAGCGGCTGGGTGGTCGGGTCCGTGCTGACCACGGCGGCCCTCTCCAGCCGGCACTATTACAAGACCCTTTGGGAGTGCCTGGTCAATCTGATGGACCGGTACGGCATCCGCATGGAGCCCTATTACGTGCTGAGCGCCAACGGCGTCATCACCGAAAAGCGCATCGACCTCTTGAGCACAGAGGCCACCTACCGGGGCCGCTTCTTCGAGAGCGGGGACGAGACCGGCAGCGTCACCGTCACCGTCTCCGGCAGCCCCAAGACCGCCCTGTACGGGCGCGGCAAGGGCGTGGAGAGCGGGGAGACCGAGGAGGGGGACACCACCTACGGCCCGCGGCTGAACTTCGGGGACGTGGTCTGGTCCACCCTGAACGGCGACCCCGTGGACAAGCCCCTGCACCAGGAATGGGTGGGGGACCCGGACGCCCTGCAGGCCTTCGGCCGGAACGGCAAGCACCGCTTCGGCGTGGCCATTTTCGAGGACGAGACCGACCCGGAGAAGCTGCTGCAGCGCACCTGGGATTACCTGCAGACCGTCTGCTGGCCCACGGTCAGCGCCACCGCCACCATCTACGACCTGGAGATGGCCGAGGGCTACACCTGGGCCGCCGTCCGGGTGAACGACCTGGTGGTGATCCGCCCGAAGCTTTTCCCGGCGGACATCACCGCGAAGATCGTCAAGATCCACCGGGATTATGTGGACCCGGCGGCGACCAAGCTGGAGATCTCCAGCACCGGGGTGGAGATCTCCGCGGCAAGCCTCTACAGCAAGACCACCAAGCAGCTGGAGATCGCCTCCCAGCTGCCGCCGGACGTGCTGACCATCAACAGCGTCATCGACACCATGCGCACCCAGATCATGTCCAGCGGGACCAGGATGTACACCGACCCGAACACCGGGTCGTTCGTGTTCGTTTCCGCCGACGGGAACCGGGCCATGATGCTGACCGGGGCGGGCTGGATGATCGCCAGCTCCAAGACCGGGGACGGCAGCTGGAACTGGCGCACGGCCGCCACGGGCAGCGGCATCGTGGCTGACCAGATCACCGCCGGCGTCCTCCAGGCCTCCATCGTCAAGATCTTCGGGTCGGACCACTTCTACTGGGACGCTGAGAACATATACATAAGGGAGGGCGTGGGGGAAGCCATGACCCTCTACAACGTCACCCTGACCAAGACCAGCGGCGTCGTGACGGAGGATGTTTTCGGTCCCCAGGACGTGGACAGCGCCACCACCACCCTGTCCCTGTGGGCGGGCGGCCAGGGCCCCGGGCCGAATACGGACGTGTATGTGACCTGTGACGGCACGGACGGGTCCTTCATCTTTTCCTACGCCAGCCCGGACGGCAGCAGCACCCTGCACCACACCTTCACCCAGGCCGAGACCTTCACCTTCAACACGGGCGCAGGCTGCACGTATGCCATGCTGCAGAACCTGCATGCCAATATCACGGGATTCCGGGTGTACATGGTGGCGGCCATCGACCCCACGGACGTGGGCACCACCTGGGACCTGGGCAGCCTCACGATCCCGGCATCAGAGACCGCCTACAGCGGCGCGCTGAAGCTGGCCAACACCGTGGGCACCTACCGCCTGAGCGTGGGCAGCGTCAGCCGCAACTGCAATGTGCAGGTCACCTCGGTGGATCTGGCGACGTCCTCGGAGGTGCTGGTGGCGACTGTCACCGGCGCGGGGGACTATGTGCTGACCCGGGGCGCGCCCTTCGACCTGATGCTGAAGCGCCCGGCCCCGTCCCTCAAGCAGATCCGCATCGGCAAGTACGACGGCACCAATTACGGCATCGGCTACACCACTGACGGCGGGGCCACCTGGCAGACCGCCATGGACTTCAACGGCCTGAACGTGGACGGCGACGCCATCGCCCTGCGGACCGAGGGCGGCTATATCGACATCCGGGACGGCACCTTCTCCGCCGGCGCGGCCTCCAACGTCAACATCCAGTCCGGCGGCAGCTTCACCTGCCAGGCCGGCAGTGACGTCCGCTTCATCACGGACGACTTCGCCATCAAGAACAGCGCCGGCAAAAACCTGATGGCGATCGGCAGCACCGAGGGCCGGGAGGGCCAGATCATCCTGGGGGACGAGGGCTTCCCCGTCAACTTCGCCGGCGATTTCATCCTGCCCGTGGAGAACGGCGGCACTGGATATAACAGCGGCCAGGTGCACCGGGTGACCAGCGCGCCCCCTTCCGGCCTTGGCAAGGACGGGGACCTGGCCATCCGTTACGCCAGCTCCAGCGGGGCCTACAGCGCCTTCGTGCCGGTGACGGCGGACCCCGCCTCCAAGCCGGCCAGCCGCGCCACCCGGTCCGGCATGGACCGGTACTGGAACGTCCACAACTGGATCGACTCCGCCATCCCGGAAAATTACTACGCGGCTGGCAACGACAACGGCTACGCCTACGGCATCTTCGCCACGTTTGTAAGCCCCCAGGACCCCGTGAGCGGCGTCATCACCCTGGAGCTGACCGGGTACAAGTATTACCAAAACGCCTCGGGCCTGACCTGCTACATCGCGGACGAGAACGGCAACATCCTGGCCAGCGGCGCGGTGGTGCTGCCTTATCGGTCGGAGACGGTGGCCACGGTCACCTTCTCCAGCCTGAGCATGACGGCATCGACCAATTATCAGCTGCTGATTTGCGACAGTTCCTCCACCCTGGGCAACACGTCCAAGGCCTACATCCGAAAGGGTTCCCTCGTTTTCCCGGCCTATTCCGGCAGCCAGGCATGCGGCTTGTACATCAAGAGCGCCGGCAGCTGGGTGACGGTCTTCACTACCTGAACCTGACGACTATTTGAGAGGTGAGCATCATGGCAGACATCCAGATCATCCTGAGCAGGGACGTATACCTTGACAGCCTGGTCACCCCGGTGACCATGGCGGACCCGCTGTTCGCCGGCGACGCCAGCGCGCAGCGCATCCGCTTCCGGTGCTTCCAGCGGCACGGCAACCCCGCGCCCCTGGACCTGAGCGGCACCACCATCACCGCGCACTTCATCCGCCCCGACGAGGGGGACGTGGTGATCACCGGCGTGGGCGGCTCCGAGTGGTCCTATGTGGACCTGCCCCAGGCCTGCTATGTGTACCGCGGCGTGTTTAAACTGCTGATCCGCGCGGTGTCCGACGATGTGACCACCTCCATCCTGTACCTGACCGGCCGCATCGAGAAGGCCACCACCGACACCATCATCGACCCGGGCCACATCGTCCCCAGCCTGGAGGAGCTGCTGGCCCAGATCGACGCCTGCGAGGAGGCCACCGACGCGGCGAACACGGCAGCAGCCAGCGCCACGGCGGCGGCCGCCTCCGGGGTGCGCACTGATACCGCCGAGCAGGGCCTGACGGCGACCCAGCAGGCCAACGCAAGGACCAACATCGCCGCCGCAAGTTCCGCCGAGGTGGGTGACTTAAAGAGCGCTTTAAACGCCGAGGACGATCTGGTCAATGACCTGCATGGGCTGGTGAATTATGACTACGATCTGTCCTATAATCATCCTCCCATTGAAACCAATTCTGGCGCTCAGCTGGGCATGAAACGGGACCGGACAACGGTCGTTTTGAACACTCTGGTCCCGACCAACGGGAAAATCTGGGCGAAGCTGAACGGTGACGTAATGAGGAACACAGGTGCTTCGCAGACCGCGCAGTGGGAAGGCATCGAGTTGAAGGCAGGGCATGAATACAAATTCAAGCTGAAGTACGTTTCCGGGGTCAGTACGCTGGACGGCGCTTTCCAACTGCCTGCGGTTGCTGTATACGAGGAGGGAAGAGCAGGGTCTATCGGCACGTATGAGCAGGGAGATACTGAATATATCCGGTATTTCACCGCAGAAGAAGGGAAAAGGTATGCCCTCGGTATGAACCCGGCCAAAGGCGTTACTTATCAGAACGCGAAGTTTAGGATCACCCTTGAGGACCTGACCGTGCAGGAGGAGAAGGAGCCGGAAGCGGAAGTGCCTGAGGCCTACACCGGGCTGAACCGCTTTGGAAACGGTGGATGGGCCAGGACGGGGGGCGTGGTCAGCACGGCGGCAAGTGCCAGGATTTTGGCTTCCGGTGAGTATATAGAGGACGGGGTCGCGTACGCAAAGATCACGGATGAAAATTATGTGATAGCGGTCCACGCGTGGGATGACAGCGGGACGTGGCAGGGCTTTTTGACTGGCCCGGCTGTGCTTACGACAGACTCCAGCGCCGAGGTGTATTGGACGGACAAGATCGATTTCAACGCTTTGAGGGAGGCTTATCCTGCCTATCATTTCCGGATCGTGGTATATAACAGGCTCACGGCAGAAGGTACGAACACGAACATCACCCCGGAAGAGGCGGTGCACGTATGCTTCTACGGGGAGGTCCCGGAGATCAAAGCCTATTACGCCGAGGAAATGGAAAAGACGCTGGATACCGTCCGGGAGGCGATCACGGAACCTGCGCTGGTCTTCCCGATGATGACAGACATCCATTTTATGTCCGGGCTGCACCCGTTCACCACATTCAACACCGGGGCGGACAACGTGAAATATTTTGCGAAACACCTTCCCATCGACTTCATGCTGAACCTGGGGGATAATACGGACGGCAATACCACACCGGCGGAGACGATGCGCAGGAGCAAGCACATGCTGGACCGTTTCGCGGAAATCGGCGCGCCGTATTACATGGTGATCGGGAATCACGACACAAACTATTATCAGAGCGCTGTCAAGCTGACCGGGACTGAGACCTTCATGGCATACCTGTCCAACACACGGGGCGTGGTGTTTGATGACAGCGAATACAACCTGAGTTACTACAAAGACTTTGAGGAGCTGGGCGTGAGGCTTCTGGTGCTGGACCTGAACTACCTGGCGCAGTACACCAGCGCCGCAACGCTTGCGGCCTGGGTGTCGGGGACCGCGCTCAACACCAGCAAGACGATTCTGCTGTGCTCCCACCTGTCCATGTACAAATACCAGAACTGGGCCAATCAGGGCATCGGCAATTCCGCAGGGATCGTGTCCGCCCTGGAAAACTTTGTGAACAACGGCGGAAAGGTCGTGCAGCTGTGCGGCCACGCCCACGCGGATTACTATTTCAATAATCCATGGCTGTACGTGGTCAGCAGCTGCCAGAAGCTGGAGCAGGCAGACGTGACGGGCGAGAATTACCAGTCGATCACCGGAGAGATCGGGGACATCGTTTCCCCGGCAAGGGCCCTTGGCACGGTGACCGAGGACCTGTGGACGGCCTGTGTACTGAAGCCCAAGTCGCAGGAGCTGGATATGATCCGGTTCGGCGCGGGTGTGGACAGGCGCTTCCACTACGGTAAGCTGAACGCGGCAAGCGCCGGGACGCTGACCACCGTGCTGTCAGATGTGACGTGGACCACCAGTGACGCTGCTGTCGCAACGGTCAGCAACGGGACGGTAACGGCGGTCGGCACGGGCATGTGCCAGATCACCGCAACGGACGCTGAAGGAAACTTCGAGACCTGGACAGTGGTCAATTAAAGAACGCTTTAAGGAACCTCCGCGCCTTGTGCGGACCTTGATTTTAAGGTACAACGTGCGCGGAGGTGACTTGTATGTCCATCGAAGCAAAAGCCGTTTTTCTCAAAGCCCTGGAGGGCATCCTGGCCCGGGAGATCCCCGCGGCGGACCAGCAGCGCGTCCTGTGCAAGGCCGCAGAGCTGCTGGACGGCTACACCCTGGAGGCGGTCGCCGGCGGACAAACGCGGGACGACCTGCTGGACGCCTATCTGGCCGCCCTCCGGGTGCAGGGCCGCAGCCCCAAGACCGTGGAGCGGTACAGGTATCTGCTGACCCGGCTCTCCCGGTCCGTCTCGGTGCCAACCCGGCAGATCACCGTCTACCATCTCCGGGCCTATCTGGCCGGGGAGAAGGAGCGGGGCCTGTCCGACCGCACCCTGGAGGGGACCCGGCAGGTCTTCAGCGCCTACTTCAATTGGCTCCACCGGGAGCGCCTGATCGACGCCAACCCGGCGGCCAACCTGGGCGCCATCAAGTACCCGAAGAAGATCCGCGCGATCTTTTCCGATATCGACCTGGAGAGGCTGAAGCTGGAGTGCGCAACGCTCCGGGACCGGGCCCTGGTGCTCTTTCTGATGTCCACCGGCTGCCGGATCAGTGAGGTGACGGGCCTGGACCAGACAAGCGTGGACCTGACCAGCCTGGAGGCCACCGTCCTGGGCAAGGGCAACAAGGAGCGCACCGTCTACCTGACGTCCTTCGCCGCGGAGACCCTGCGCCGATACCTGGCCCAGCGGACGGACGATTCGCCGGCGCTCTTCGTGGGCAAAGGCACGGCGCGGATCACGCCGGCAGCCGTGCGTAAAATGCTCCACGGCCTGGCAGACCGGGCCCACGTGGAGCACGTGCACCCGCACAAATTCCGGCGCACCCTGGCCACCAGCCTGATCCGGCACGGCATGCCCATCCAGGAGGTGGCCGCCATCCTGGGCCATGACAAACTGGACACCACCATGCAATACGTCGTCCTGGACAAGCAGGACGTCAAAAACGCCTATCAGAAATACGCTTAAGGAGGCGATGCCGATGATCACAGCAGAGGCCCTGATCGCCCAGTGCGGCATCCCATTGGAGGAAAAATGGGGCTACATCTGGGGCGCGTCAGGCCAGCTTTGGACCCAGGAGAAGCAGGACGCCGCCACAGACGCCACCATCCGCGAATTCGGCCAGCAATGGGTGGGCCGCCGGGTGTGCGACTGCAGCGGCCTGTTCTACTGGGCCTTTCAGGAACTGGGCGGCTGGATCCACCACGGCAGCAACAGCATCTGGAATTACGACTGTGTCAACAGCACCAAGGGCACCCTGAAGGACGGCAAGCGGACCGACGGCAAGGAGATCCGGCCGGGCAGCGCGGTCTTCCTGGACGAAAAGAAGGCCGACGGCGCTGTCAGCCGGCACCACATCGGCATCTATATCGGCGCCAATACCTGCATCGAGGCCAAGGGCACCCGAAGCGGCGTAGTGGCCAGCGCCCTCAGCCACTGGGACGAGGTGGCGGAGCTCAAGGGCGTCAGCTACGGCGGGGAGAAGGCCCTGACCGTCCTCCGCAGCGGCTGCCGCGGCGACGAGGTGAAGGAGCTGCAGGAGCAACTGATCCGAATGGGCTATGACTGCGGCACGGCGGACGGCATCTTTGGCAAACGGACCGAGGGGGCGGTCAAGGAATTCCAGAAGGAAAAGGGCCTGACGGCAGACGGCATCGTGGGCGAACAGACCCAGAAGGCCCTTGGATGGCTGGACGATGACCCGGCCCCGGTCCACGACGATCAGACCGAGGACGAGGAATGGGTCCAGGTCCCCTGGAAGGAGCTGCAGCAGCTCTCCGAGCTGGTCGCGTCCATGATGAAGAAGATGAAGGTGGGGTAATGGTCATGCCTGAATGGATCACGAAGTATTGGCTCGAATGGATCTTCGGCCTCCTGTGCGGCGGCCTGGTCTTTGCCTACAACGCCCTGGCCGCCAAGATCAAGAAGGAATCCGAAGAGCGGGAGGCCCTCAAGAACGGCCTCCGCTCTCTGCTCCGCCGGCAGATCATCGAGGACTGCCGCACCCTCATCCATGAGGGCCAGGCCGACCCAGAGCGCAGGGACACGATCCTGGACATGTACAACTGTTACCACGCCCTGGGCGGGAACGGCACCGTCACCCGCATCAAGGACGAGATGATGGCTTTGCCGACGAAGTGAAGTATGATTTGGAGGTGCGCATTATGTCTAACATCGATTGGAAACGGAAGCTTACGAGTCGGAAACTGTGGCTTGCCCCCGCGGGGCCGGGCAGCGGGCCGGGGGCCGCCCTTTGCGGGAGCGGAGG